TTAGGTGTTGTACCAACTTTAAGTACATCAGTAGACCAAGTACTTAGCATTGCGGCTTCTAGTAAAGGATCAAAATCTCCTCTACGTAGATCAACAGCTATATCTCCGCTTGTTTGTCTGTTACCTTGCCTGTTAACTCTAGGCATACGGTCAGCTTGAATGTCATTTCCTTCCATTATATCTTTAGTTAGATTTAAAGAATGTGATGTGAAAGGTAGTGTAGTAAAGTTACCAGAAGGTGTTGTACCAAAAGTGCTTTCGACTATGTACGACAGACTGGATCTAGAACCCTGTGCAAAGGCCATTTAATATCTCCTATTTATTTGTAAATGTACCATCCGATATTAATCGGAACATAGTACCAAGGACTATCCAAGAAACCTTGCTGGCGTTCAGCGTAATCTATGGATACGATTATTGTCTCGTTAGACGAGTTAGTGAATGATATGTCAGTTGTTGCTTCAAACGATTCTATTATATCATTAGATAAATCATCAGCAACAGACGGACCGAGTTTTTCGGGTGTGTGTGGGGTAACAGCATATACTCCCTGATACCTTTGCTCTGGGTTTGGACTTCCCATAACAGCAGACCTTCTTAACGTAGGAATAAACTTACTTTGTACATAACTTGTTCCCACTACAGGGTCAAATGGTACATTTTCATACGCAATAGAAGGGATATTACTTATATTACTAAGCCGAGTTTCTAGAGCCGCCCTTATGTCATTGTAAATACTAGCCATGAATATTACTTACCTGTTCAAAAACTCTATACCACTTTTCAACTGCTGAATAACCAGCGTGAGGGGCGTTATTTCTAAGCTGTATAAAACCAACTTCAGAAGGATACTGTATTCTATCAATATCAGCAGTTAATTGTTGTCTTCCAACAGTAGCTCTTTCTTGTGGATCAGCTTGAGGTCTTCCGTGAAGAGTATAACCTCTAGGTCTTCCAGCCCCAACATTAAAAGAAAATGATGTTATATAAGCACCTGACTTAACAAAAGGAATAGATATATTTATTGCTGTATCTGCTATACTATGTAACTCTTCTGTTACACCGTTATCTGCTATTTCTGACAGTCTATCTAACTTCTTTTTATAAGAGTTATTAACTTTTATCCTTGCGTCCATTAGCTTACTACATCGCATATGTGGTGAAGTACTACTCCATTAGAATAAGCAGTTACAACATGAACTATGTTTACTTTTTCAGACCCTCTTAATATTTGATCGTCTATTTCGGGAGCGGCACTTATGTTAGGTGCAGGTATAAGGCACTTTCTGTTACCTCTTTCTACTTGATCTAACGTAGGTATAAAACCAACATTATAATTATAGAAATAACCCACAAAAGAATAGTCTGTAGTTGCCATGTTATCTATAGAACCAGTAGCAGGATTATACGTTCCAGCAGTGGTTCTCTTACGTAGTGTAAGAGTTTCACCAAAGTCGTCTACTAGTTTGGCTAAGTCATAGGCTCTAAAAGACATTTTCTATTCCTTAGTCAAAATCAGATGAGTAATCATTACCGCTATAGCTAGGTGGGTTCTTAAATCTATCTCTTCTAAACGAAGGTGGAACCCTGTTTGTATCTTCTCTTACAGAATCTATAACAGAGATCTCTATACCGCCAGCTTTTACACCAAATCCACCACCAGCTTTCTTACCTTGATACTCTAAGGTTTCAGCTAAACTTGAGTAGTGAGTTGCTAGATCAGAGTAGTCAGCTTTTAAAGCACCATCTAAACTTGTGGTAACTTTACGTGAGTATTTAGCACTAACAACCCTAGCAGACCATGCCGCCGCATAATATATGTTATCACTTGTCTGGCCTAATCCAAATACTATTTCTTCATTCTGTACTTGTTGGTCAGAAGTATCTGTATCACCCAATAACAACCTGACAGAATTAATCCGTTCAGCTTCAGTTGAAGTTCCTAGTTGTGCAGGATTGTAGCTCCAAGCCATTAATCACTCTCCAGATTCCCAAAATTTCTTCGCCAACTTCTTATCAAACCACGTTGTTTATCTACTACCTTAGACTTCTTACATTTCTTACGTGCAAAGTCAGTTTTACTGGTAGTCTTACTTTCAACTTTCTTGTTTATAGTGTCTACAAGTCCATGTAAACTTTCTATATTAAGAGCTTCTAATCCATCACCTGTATTAATTGTGGTTTCTAATTCAGAGTTATGGTGTAAGAAATTTAATGCGTATAGTTGTAGAACTTTGTTTTCGTCTATACTTAATTCTTTCCATTTGTACTCATCGTTTTTCTTCCAGTCTCTTCCAGCAGAATTAAACTCTTCTTTTACAAACAGTGGCCTATCAAATTGCATAGGCATTTTTTCATATCGGGTCATATCAATTCCTTTCGGGTTAAAAAGTGAGGGCCACTACAGCCCCCACAGTAGAAATTAAAGTTACTGAACGATAGCGTTAAAGAAGTAACCCAAGTCAGCACCGACCAATTTCATGTCGTATGCCATCTTAACTTGGATGTGTTCAGCTACTTGTTGACGCTTAAGAGCATCATCAGAGAATGACTCAACTGTTATACCTAAGTTGTTAGCCCCTGGAATCGAGTTCCAAGCGAATGTCAAACCTGCGGCTGGTGACATAAGACCAGCACTTGAAGGTGTGTAACATAGAAGAGCGTGTTTACCACCGATGAACGCATTACTTTCAGCAACACCTTCAGCAGAAGAGTTTTTCACGGCTTCCATTACGTAGAAGTTTTCCACACCAAAGATTTCTGCTAGTTTAGAATCTACTATTAGTGCAGGGTTAGATACTGTTGATCCACCATTCAAACGTGCTAAGATGTCTGGATGGTTAACTAACTTGTCTCTAACTTCTTTACCAACAACCATTGTGTTTGGTTTGAACCCACCAGAAGTAAGCATCATAGTCCGACTACCTAAAGTAACATCAGCAATAGGTGTTGAGTTAGTATAGTCGTTCCAGTAAACTGGAGTACCAGCACCGTTAGCGGCACCAGACACACTAGTTGTCCAAACAGCGTTAGCAAAGAATGTAGATGCGAATTGCTCTTCTCTATGTATCATAAGACGCATAGCTAGAGTTTCTGCACCAGCGGCTCTTACTTCCAACATTGAGTCTTCGTTAGCTAATGTTTGCTCATCGAAGTCCATACCTAGACCGTAAACGTCTGCATAGTATGAAGAGTTTGAAAGTGACATACCGATTCTGTTTACTTCGGTACGTGGAGCTAGTTTCTGAACATCACCTGTACGATTCATATTCGCACGGTCATACTCATAGTATTTGTCTGATTGACGAGCAACGCCAACGACAGGGAAAACCTTATCAGCAACAAAGTTTTCATTTGATTGTACATAAGCGAGCGTTAAGTTGCTTAACGGCTGATCAATATGTACCTGAGATGGTGTTAATAGAGGCATTTGTTATTTCCTTTCTAAATGCTATTAAGCAGCGTTACCGCCTTGGATTAGTTCCATAGCAATTATTTGCCCTGCCGCGCCAGCTTCATTAGCGTAGCCCATTATGATGTGTGAACTAGCCGCAGTTTTGGCTAGGCCATTAGCGTCAGTACATAGTTTTGCTCCAGCCGCAACTGCAACAGCACCAACTTTTACCATAACCTTACCAGATACGCATACAGTAGCCGCGTTTCCGCTTGTAGGTTCATTTAAAAGAACGCCAAGGCAGTTTTCACCTAGAGTTGATGCACGAGTAACAGTACCTGCACCAAGTTTTACGAATTTAAATTGATCAGATGATAGATCGGCTCCAGCATTGTATGAGCGATTATCACGAGATTGCATTACAGCCATAGTTATTCCCCTTTATAGGATTTATTAATAAGAGCTTTACCTTCATCAGTCTTAGCAACAATAGCGTAAGCCTTGGCGTAGTCTCCTTTTTTCATTTCATTTTCACTCATGTAAGACTTTACAAGAGCGTCTAGTTTATCAGAAGAAGTAGCAAATTCTCCATCTGCATCCGACTTACCAAACTCTTTCATGGATTCTGAAAACGTCTTATCTGCCGCTTTTAGAGCTTCCATTATTGCCTCATCTTCAGCAAAAGATTTTACTAAAGGTTTAGCTACAGCCACATTAAAATGAGGAAGTAGTTCCTCTGCACGTTTAGTTAACTCAATGTCAGCTTTTTCGATCTCAGCATTTTCAAGAGCCTTTAAGATAGGCGCAGGTATATCTGCCTTATTGATCTGTTCCCCTTCGTACTCAACATACTCTGGTTCAACTTTTTTCTCGATTACATCTGACTTAACAATGTAACCTGCTTCTTCAAGCGATTTTGTTAGTCGCTCGTTGTCTGCTTTTAGTGTTTCTACTTCAGCCTCTAGAGGATTTACCTCTGGTGCTTCAGCTTTAGTTGTGTCTTTAGACACCTTTTCGATTTTCTGTTCCATATGTTCTCCATTGGAATTGTCACGCTTGTACAAAGAAACCATTGCTTGTGCATTTGCTGGGCGATCCACCAAAGACAATTCTTCCAGTTCAAGCTGTTTTAAAAGGTTAGGCACTGTAGTCCTCCTTGCTTGCACGACCCCCAATAGAGAAGGCCGCTAGTTCACCAGACTTGACTCTAGCCCAGACATCATCGTCATAGACTTTGAAAGCCACAATCCAGCCCTCACGGTCACTCTGTATGCCAAGGGAATCACCTATTTCTTTAGTTATAGGCATAGAGTGTATAACAACTCCAATCTGACTCCCTTTGTGCATTTCTTTTCCGACACGTACATACTCCATAAAGTTGTTTACGGCTTTTACGAGCGTATCAGGTTCAATCACATCGCCCTGACGGTCAACTACAAGTTCACCCTTTTCAGAAACGACTGAGGCCCAACCATAGACTAGACGTTGTTCTTCGTCAGTCTTTAGTATTTGACCTTCTATATTCTTAGTTAAATCAGACACTGATGTGCCTCCTTCCCACATACGACAAGACCAGTATCTAGCAGATGTCTTATCTTTTGCTGTATCGCAGGAATGTCTTGCTCTAAAGTTAGCTCTAGCTTTTGGGTTATCTCTTCTGATCTCCATGTTAGGATCTCCGAATGTAACTCTCTTTACTTTACTTCCACTTTGAACAAACACTTCAAATTTCTTATTGCCACCTTGAATACGTCTAGGTTTATTTAAAGTTACCTTTTCACCTTGGTATTCAGCTTTAGCAAACTCTTCTTTCATAATCTCTTGTATAATAACTCTTAGTGCTTCCATACGATCTGCTGAAGGTGCTTCCATTTGCATCTCTTCTGGTCTTTCACCGTAGCTTTCTACTTCGTAGTATCTTATGTACTCTTCGTGACTCTTTGCTGGCATAAACACAGCTTGACCATCATACTCGTGAATGTGTGTTTCACCATCTAAACCCATGTCCATGCTTCTTGCGATAGCTTCTCTTTGGGTAGTAAATATGTCAGTTGCGTACTGACCTTTGCGAAGAGTAGAAACCTTATGACCCACCATCTGACCTGTAGGCTTACCGTCATCATCAATAATCTCAATACGAGCGGCAGGTTCTTCTTTAGTACCTGTAACCTTAACTGGTATGTTAGGTACGTTTCCGTCACTAACTATCTGACGAACAATACCACGCGCTGTTCCACCAGAACTATTCCAAGATACTCTTGATCCTACTTTCATTATTAACTCTCTTTCTTATGTACTCTTAGGTAGTCACCGAAGCTAAATAACCTTTAAATGTTGCAAATACTACAGAGTTATTTGTATCTGCATCTGCCCTAAACCTAACGTCTGAGTTTTTCTTTATTATAATAGATGGGTCAAACTCTATATTAAATGCTCCACCATTAGAAGATGCAGTAAACGAAACTAGTTGCCTAAACACCTTACCTGCTTGTCTTTCTTCTAGATAGAAATCTACAGATGCAGATTGTTTTTTACTTACAGCTCCGTAAGCACCAGTTAGTATAAAATAATCCGAAGAACTAAAAGTTGTAGCTGATTTAAATGACTGTTGAAAACCAGCAGGTATATCTATATGTATTTTAGTTACATCACTTGGTATTCCGTTTGAAACTGATGTGTTTTCATATACAACAACCCTACCAACTAATTCAGAACTACCATTATTATAAGCTCTTGATACACGAGCAACTGGTGTCGATAAAGTTACTGGATTTTGACCATTTAAAGTTACATTCTGTGTAACAAAAGTAAATACACTGTTTACACCTGTTCCAGTTACAGTATGAGACTCTATTGTTATCTCTTCTGTATCTGAAGCTGAAGATGATGATATGTATGCGATGGTGTTGCCAGTTACGTAAGTCTCATTTCCACCTACAGTCCAAACAGTTTCTAAAGCACTGTCAGCTGTAAGATCACCAGACTTACCGAACTTAATTAAAGACTTAGCTTTCTTATCTATTGATATAACATCGCCATAAGTTCTTTGTACTTCACGTTCAGCTTGTACTAGCTTTCCATCAGGTACTTCGTAAGCTCTTCTTCCCCATCCACCAAACATCTCTTCTAATTCCTCAATTTCTTGTTTAGTAGGATCATCAGTTTCTCCCACATCAGGGCTAGGTGTTAATATATTATAAGGTGATAAATTATGTTGTTGGGTTATAGCAGTCGTTTGTAAGACTGGAGTTCCAGTTGTAAAAGACGGAACATTTATTGCTTCATCTTCTATCATGGTACTGTTTGAAACTACAGGTTGCCCTGTTGTGAAACTTACAACTTGTAGACCATGAATCTGATTAAAGACTGCATTATTTACTACAGCATTACCAGTAACTATTATATTACAGCTTAAATCATGTTGCTGAGATATATTAGACGTTGATACAACAACAGGACTAGTTGTAATTCCTGTACACGTTATATTATGCTGTTGTCCAATAGAAGAGGTTGATACTACTGGTGTTCCAGTTACAAACCCCTCAGTGGAAATAAAGTTATCATTTATTAGTACATTACTGTTTTCAGTAAGTATTAAATCGGTATTTTCTTGTAGGACCCTACTTGTCATACTACATGACCTTTATTATGCAGGGTCAGGAATACCGATGGAAAATGACCCTAGTGTAAAAGTATTACCAGAAGATACGACTTGACTTGCAGTTAAAGCTCCAGTTGCAAGAAGTCTGGAGTTTCCTGTATCTACTATTGAGTAATGAGTTGCTGTTCCGTTACCTGTAACCGAACCATTTGATATAGCAGATGCTACTACCTCTCTACCACCACCTGATCTATCTGAAGGTGCGGCTATACTTAATGAAGTAGAGTTACCTAAACTGTATGTAGATGTTGCTTCAGCATAAGTAGTTGCTTCTTGTGAAGTTATATCTATTCTATTTGCTTCTGTGTCTAAAACAGTAAGTCCGTTGTCAAATACTCTATTTGCTAAACTAGGCATCGTCTTCCTCTGCTATTCCGACTTCTTCCTCTTCTTCCATGACTTTTGCATTTGCATCATATCGAAGTTCAGCAATATTCATAAGATCCTCTATAACTTCTGGGTGATCACTTACATTAATGTCTGCACCATTTAAGTTACGTAGGAAAGAAGCTATTTCTCTTAGATCGTGTGGAGCTACATCACCAGCTACAATAGTTGGCATTAGATTGTAGTCTAGTCCGTTTAACTGCCATAGACGTTCTACAAGCTGTTTATTTAAGACATCGACTATAGATTGTATGTAGCTTTCTAATGCACGTAGGAATAAGTCAGTCTTAGACTTAGACAACGCATAAGAACCAGCAGTATTACCACCAAGCATAAGAAACTCAGATAATACACTTCTTGCTATGTCATGTTGGTATCTTCTTACAACAGGATCTATATCTATGTTTCGAGATCCGTTAGAAGACATTAATTCAACATCAACTAGCTTTTGACTTGTTGGACTACCATCCTTGTCTGGATATGTGTCAGAAGGTAGTATTATATAACCTTGTTCGTTAAACTTAACATCTCTAAGTATTTGCTTAAGGTTATTTACGAATGTTGTTTGACCACTAGAAGCATCTGTAGATAAGTACTCTGCTGGAATACGAGCTACTGGAATACCAGCTAGTTCTCTTTCAATAGCTATAGCCTCGATAGACTGTATATTATTAAGATACTCATAAGAAGTATAAGCGTTCCTAAGTATGGATCTACCAGAAGGATCTCCATTAACAGTAGTAGTTCTATAATAAAGACTCTTAGAAGAAGGAATAAAGTGTGTATTACCACGAAAACCAACATCCTGATATAAACCTTTTACATAACCTGTTTTGTGGTCTACTTCAAATCTGCTAACTGTCCAAGGTGCGCGAGAACATATCTTACGTACACCTAATCTACCATCAGTATATTTAGAGTTCTTCTTACCAGAAGTCTCTTGCGGTCCAATTCTTCTTTTGTATACAACTTCAAACCAAGCAAAGCCATAAGATAGAGAAGATATAGCTTCTGATATATGATCATCTAATGTATGCTCCATATCGTTAAATATAGATTCTACAAAATCAGCTTCTCTCTTAGCCGCCTCAGAATCATCTGATGGCATAACCTTAAGATCAACATCTCTTAGTACTTGTTCTGTTGCATACATGACAGCACCAATCGTACTGTCGTTATCTCTCATTTCACGGTATTTACGTATAGCACGTTTACCACGTAACTCTGGCAGAAATTCATCTGCTCTAATTTGACCATTTGTGGTATTATCACCAGCTACACCAAGATAGGACTTGGCTTTTGTTTCAGAGAGCTTTTCGTACATTTTATTTTAAGCCTTGTGCGTTACTATATGCCAGCTTCAACTGGGGCTTGGCGTATCCATTTAATGAAAGGTCCGTTATTGCCCAAACGCAAGCATCAAGACGGTCTGGTGATCCTTTGGACCCTAAAGGTTCCCACTGTACCATCTGATCTTCTAATTCGTTTAATCCCTTAACGTGCTTTACTTTACCTTGCTCATAAAGTGCAGAAACAGGTTCGGCTCTTGCCATCTTGCCTCTTGAAGCGTGTACTAACTTAATTGGGATTGTTTCATCTTCTGTATGAAGAGTATGTCTTACCATATCTCCACCTTGATTTCTCTCAGCTACAATTCTATCAGCCATATGCTCGTAATAGAGATTTACTGCTTTAGATGCCCATTGTTGAGGTGTGTATCTTCCAGTATGATCTTCTAGTACGTAAGCTACACCGTTTACATCTACTCCTGCAACTACAATACCAGTTAAGTCAGAGTCTGTCTTCGATGTTATAGCTGGGTCAATAGATACGATAACACGGTTTAGGTCAGGTACATCACCCTTTCTAATCTCACATTTAGCTAGTAACTCTCTACTCCACAAAGCCCCAGAAGCCTCGTCTAGTATTTCAGCATAGAGTTCCTGTCTACCAAGACGAGTTCCCTCATATGTCTTTCTTACAGCATCTAGAAACGTATCTGCTAAGTTAGCTGAGTTATCGTATGTAGACCCTTTAGAGATAACTGTCTTGTCATCTTCTAGTATAGCCCTTAATAACTTTGTTGTCTTAGGCGTTGTCGTTACAAAGAGTTGTGGCCTACGACCTAATCGTAAACCAAACATCATCATATCCCAAGTTTCTTGTGCGTTTCTCCAAGCACATAACTCATCAGCCCAAGCACTGTATGCCTGTGGACCACGTAATCGTTCTGGGTCCTCTGCTGAGAAGAATACAGCTTTAGCCCCATTCTCCCATGTTAAGGTATTATTCGTAGGCGACCAAACAGGATAACCCATTACCTTATTCTTATATGTCTTATCTCCAGCCCAACATACACTTAATAGCCCACTGTCACCCTCAACCATCACGCGACGAACATCACCTTTAGTTGGAGCCACACAATGGACTATTTTATCACCTTTACGTATTCTATGTCTAACCCACTCTGCTCCAGCACGAGTTTTACCCCATCCTCTACCAGCAAGAGCTACCCAAACATTCCAACTACCTTCAGGTTCAAGTTGTTCAGGTCTGGCCCAAAAATTCCAGTTATGTCTTAGTTCCTCTGACTTCTTAGGACCCAGTTGTTTTAATAAGGCTTGTACTTTTTCAGTGGGTAAGTCCCGAAGTACGTCAGCCGTAATTCTTTTC